AGGCAGTTTCCTACGTGGTCGAGGATGACAGCGTGAGTCTTGCCGGGGTAGGGTCTGAGAGCACGACCCAGCTGCTGCAAGTGCATGGACAACGAATGAGTGGGCCGAAGAAGAATAGCCGCGTTGACCGTGGGGAGATCGAACCCCTCGGAGATCAACTCGCAGCTGGTCAGAACCAGGATCCGGCCGGCTGTCAGGTCTTCCACGCGCTTCTTGCGGGTTTCCTGATCCAGCTGGCCGTCGATCGACGCTGCCGGGACGCCAGCGGCTTCAAACTGTGCCGCAACGTGCTGCGAGTGAGCGACGGAGATGCAGAAGGCCACCGCCCGCTGGTTTGGGCAAAAGCGCCGGTAGTGCGTTACCGCGTCGCCGGTTATTTTTGGGGTGTCGATTACCTCGGCCGCCTCACCGAGATTGTAATCGCCGGCGAGCTTCGAGACGCTTGAGAGATCCACAGCCTCCCGGGGAGCGTAGTAGACCGGCCGGGCAAGGAATCCGTTGTCGATGAGCCAGCCCACGGTAGGCCCCATGACCATGCGATCGAACACGGCACCGAGACCTTTGCCGTCGAGACGCTCTGGGGTCGCCGTGACGCCGATGAACTTAGCTTTCGGCCAGGTCGCGAACATCTCGATGTAGGACTTCGAGACCGCGTGATGCGCCTCGTCGATGATGACCAGGTCGGGTTCGGGGACTTTGTCGAACCGGCGGGCGAGCGTCTGGATCGAGGCGACCATGGCAGATTGTTGAGCCATGAATTTTCCGGACTGGATGAATCCGTGCGGCACGTTGACGCGCTTCAGCGTGGCGCCGATCTGCTCAAGGATTTCCTTCCGATGCGCCACGATAATCACCCGGGATCCGCGTTGCAGGACCTGCGAGGTGATGTAACTGAAGAGGACCGTCTTGCCGGATCCAGTGGGGCTTACCGCCAGCGGCCGTTTGGCGCCAGACCCGAACGCAGAGCGGATATCCTGAGCAAGCTGGTTTTGGTAGGGGCGCAGTTCCATCGTGAGCCGCAGGCTGCGTTCTGCGGCTTGACGTGTCAAGCACAAGCTGCACACTCGCCGGCATGAGTAACACGATTCGAGTGAGCTACCGGTTGCCGATTGAGGTGGCCCAGATGCTGGAAGATGAGGCGATTCGAGCCCGCCGGACGAAAACTGCGGTGCTGATCATTGCGATCGAGGACCATGTCCTGCGGTGCGAGCATGATCGTGCGATCGAGTCCTCCAAGAAACGCGTTGACACTCGGAAGAGCCGCTAGCACGCTTCCCGCACGACGCATAGCCCGGTTTCGTCAACCGGGCGCGAACTGGGCGCGTTATTCCAGTTGGCAAAGAGCGCCGAAGGGCGTTCGCCGGTTCCACGGCTCGGACTCGCCACCGAGGTTGGATTGATGGTCTTAACAGACCTGCAATCTGCCTCGTTGTCTCGGAGGGGTAGGTGAAGTAAACCCCGAGGCAGGAGAGCCAATATGGCCAGTGGAAATGTAATCAGCTGTAAGCAGTTTGCTTCCTTCCTCGTCTCGCAGGAACCTGTGTACGACAAGGAAGTCCTCAAGGATATCCGCCCGTTTGACGGGATGATCGGATACTACAACACCGGATCGTTCGACGCGTATTCCGGCACCACCCATCGTTTCGACCGCTTCAACAGCGTGTTCCCGAACGTGACTGGCGCCTGGGAGAATCCGACCGGTGCGTCCTGTACCGGTCAGCCGTGCGACCCTACCGAGAACAAGATCGGTTGGGGCTGGAGCCGCAACGAATACTCGCTGGAGAAGCAGTCATGGGGTTCTGACATCCTGTGCTTCGACCAGATTATGACGAAGACGAAGGCCAAGGAGCACTTCCGTCAGATCATCGACGACGTTCTTCGCCCCGCTACGAACTGGATCACCACGTACTACCTCCAGCGCAAGGCCGCTGAGCTTTCCAGTTCGCTGCTGGGAGGTAACGCCTTCGCGTGCGCTGCTGGTCTGCCTCCGATCAACTTCTCTTGGGTTGGCGCCGGCTACACCACGCTGCGTGTGACCGACAACGCCGCTGCTGCGATCACCGCCGCTTCGCTAGGTCGCTTGACCCCGGAGATCCTCCAGTCCCGCGTGACTCGGCAGTATTTCCTGGGCGCCATCCAGGCCGGCAAGGACGGATATGATTCCCTCCAGCTGCACACCGACAAGGATACCTTCCGGTATCTGTCGAAGACCAACGCTACCTTGTACGATGCTTGGCGCTTCGGCGTTTTCGCCCCGGCCGCCAAGGAGTTCTACAAGTACGGCTTCATGGGTTACGTCGGCGACTTCATGGTGAAGGTGCTCCAGTTCCCGCTGCGCTTCAACGCGACGGCGACCCCGGGCAACTACACGCTAGTGTTGCCGTACAAGAATGTGGCTGCCACCGAGGGCATCAAGTCTGTCTTCAACGAAGACTACGACAAGGCCCAGTACCAGATCAGCTACATCAACAATCCTCGCGCTCTGCGCGTGATGCCGTTCCGCCCCGAGGCCGTGAACCCGAATATGCCGTTCATGGTTCGGGATTACGGTGGGCGTTGGAAGTTCGCGACCAACGACTTGGGCGCGGACTGTGCTGGCAAGCCGATCGACAACAGCCGTGGAAACAAGGGCAAGTTCATCGCCGACTTCCAGTTGGCCGTGAAGCCTGAGCATCCGGAGTGGCTTGAGGCGATCTTCCACAAGGTTGATCGTGGATGCATCGAAATCATCCCGGTTTGCGAGGCCGACCCCGGCAATCCGGCGCAGGATTACAACTCGGCGGATCCTGTCTGCGGAGTCACCGTTCAGTTCACGGCCGTTCCGAACGACGCTGGCAACTACGTCATCGGCACCACCGGCATCATGTGCGACGACAACATCGTCACCAATGCTGGCATCAGCGAGGCCACTCCGGCCGCGTTGGTCGCCGCGTTGCAGACGGTCTGGGATGCCGAGTTCGGCAGCGCGTCCGGCACCTGGAGCGTCGTGTCTGGCAACCTGATCCAGCTGGCGAGCAGCGCGCTCGGCACCACCACCGAGGTTGTGCCCTGCACCAACGTCACGTTGGAGTTCGCGATCTAAGCTACCACCAAACGGGGCTCTCCTTCGGGGGAGCCCCTGAGGTGCTGGCAGCCGCCCGGAGCGTCCGGGATGCTGGCAGCCTCTCACTAAGGAAAGGATTTTACGATGTACGGACAAATGATGGGTAAACGAAAGATGGACGGCATGGGCCGTATGGGCGCCGAAGTCGAAGTTGTCGAGTTCACGCCGCCCAAGGAACTGCGCCTCGAAGGCGAGTCTGGCACTGCCATGGTTGACTGGCGCACCACGCCGCGTGGAACCATCGAGATCATCGGATTCGACGGCATCACGCTGGGTGAGTCCGGTCGTCAGGACGTTGAAGAGATGGAGGCCGAAGGTCCTGAGATGGAGATGGAAGACATGGAGGAGGAAGCCTGATATGCCAGCCCTAACTTCCCAGGAGATCGCCTCGCTCAGCGGGTGCTTCGACTGCCTGTCGCCGGGCATCAAGGACACCTACATGGTGACCTTGCTAAACCAGATTTTGGCTGCTGCACCAGGTGCGCCGTTAACCACGACCAGCCTGGGTGGGTTGCGGACTACTGGCGCGACGTCTGCCGCCAACTCGGCGCGGAAGAAATTCACGCTCCAGAACCAGAAGAACGAAGAGTTGTTTGTGAAGTTCGGAACCGGGGCCACTACTTCCGATTACCACATCGTGCTTCCGGCTCACAACACCGGTTCAAAGCACTCTGACGCTTTAATGCTGGACGGATACATCGGCGCAATCAGCGTCGCTGCAACCGCCGGCAATCCCTCGTACACGTTTGCTGAATTTGTCTGACCTATGTCCACCCCATCCATTCAAACCCTAAGGACCGATGCGCAGCAGGTGCTGAACCTGGATTCCATCTCTGCCGTCCGGTCAGTCGTCGCCGCAACCTTGGCCAACGCCAACGCCGGCACGCCGCTCAACCCGAACCTGACCACACAACAGCTGTGGAACGAGTTCTACCAGATCATTACGCAGCCGAAGTCCGACATCGAGTCGATCATCGCAAACCAGCTGATGAAGTTCCTGTACGCTCCGCCAGCCCCAGGTGGCGTGGGTGCGAATGGGCAGGTGATCTTCAATGATGGTGGCGTGCTGGCAGGGGATCCGCAGTTCCTGTGGAACAAGACTGCCAACCTGTTGACGGTTACCGGCACCGCCACCATCACCGGCGATCTGACGGTGGATACGAGTACGCTGAAGGTGGATTCGGCGAGCAATAGAGTGGGTATTGGCACGGCTAGTCCTTTAGCACCTTTTCATGTTAATGGGACAGACACTACAAACGCCTTGATAAACGGTGTAAGTAAGGGCGTAAGGTTTGCTTTTAATTCATCTCAATCGTCTATCACTGGTGTTGATAATACTGGTGCTGCTTCGTTCCAGCCTCTTTCAATCGGTGGTTCTACTCTCGACTTTTCGTTGAGCGGCACCACCGCCATGACCCTGAACTCCACGGGGCTGGGCGTGGGGGCTACACCTTCAAACTATCGACTGTATGTCAGCGCGGCTTTTGCTTCTGGATTGAACGGAGCATACATCGAATCCGGAGAGTTCAATAAAAAGTCGCTTGTTGTTAATCACACCAACTCGGGTGTTACGTCAAACCTGTTTGAGGTTCAGAAGGTTGGAACTGCTCAATTCTTGGTTGACTCCGCCGGCAACGTCGGCGTGGGGGTTGTGCCGAGTGCGAATCTAGATGTTGGTCTTACTGGTGCTGGGACGCCAAGATTTAGAATCACCTCTGCTTTTGACAATCCGATTGCTGAGTGGCAGCGATACACTGGCACTGGAAGCGATTATTACGGTTATCGAATTAGTGGAGGTTTGGGAAATTTAGCGTTTCAGAATTCTAACCAAGCCGCGATCGGTTCGCAGACGTTTACGACTCGGATGTTGATCGACTCCTCCGGCAACGTCGGCGTGGGGGTTACGCCGAGTGCGTGGAATAGTTCGTATCGCGCACTGCAAATCGGAGCGACTGGCGCACTTTGGCAATCCGCAAGTGGATTTACCTTCCTTTCTGACAATGCGTTTGTAAATAGCGGTGCCTCTAACACCTACATTACCACCGCAGCCGCATCGTTTTATCGCCAAAACGCAGGTGTTCATACTTGGTGGAACGCCCCCAGCGGCACCGCTGGAAACGCCATCACCTTCACCCAAGCGATGACGCTCGACGCGAGCGGGCGGTTGCTGGTTGGAAAAGCAGCGAGCAATTTTGCAACTGTTGGTTCCGAGATTAAAGCTAATGGTTCGTTTACTAGTACCCAATCGGACTCCACAAACGGTAGCACTGCTTGGGATACATATTCTACTGGTGCCAGTGCTTATCGTTTTTACGTTGGCATGGCTGGCACTGTCTTCGCCACAAACACGACCATTTCGGCCATCTCTGATGCTCGCTTCAAAGAGAACATCCAAGACCTAGACGTTGGACTTGGTGCGATTCTTGCCCTCAAGCCCCGCAAGTTCGATTGGAAGGCTGGTAAAGGTAAGGACATCAAAGGCGATAGGGGTTTCATCGCTCAGGAGTTTGAGCAGGTATTCCCGCAGCTTGTGGACGAGTGGCGCGACAACGCCCCCGAAGGTGAAGCTCCCTACAAGTCCGTTCGCCAAGACCTCATTCCTGTGCTTGTGAAAGCCATCCAAGAACTCACCGCCCGCGTTGAAGCACTCGAAGCCTAATCTACCATGACCACCATCTCCATTGTCTGGATCATCGAACGCCTTCTCGTCCGCAAAGTCGAAGGCACCTACTCCGATGTCGTTATCACCGCCGACTGGAGGTGCAACGGCTCGCAGGATCAGTACAGCGGCACCTGCTACGGCAGCGCGTCGTTCGCTCCGCCGACTGATTCGTTCACGCCTTACGAAGATTTGACGCAGGATCAGGTTCTCGGCTGGTGCTACAGCAATGGAGTCGATAAGACCGCCATCGAAGCGAACGTCACCGCGCAGATCGAGAACCAGATCAACCCGCCGATCATCGCTCCGCCGCTGCCGTGGGTGCCGGTGGTTCCGCCGCCAGAGCCTCCCGCTCCTGATATGTCTACCCCAGAGTTGCCAGCTGCTTGACGCTGACATACGCTGACGCCGCATGAACGAAATCACGCTGACAATCAACCAAACCGAAGCTCAGAACCTCGTCCAGTTGATCGAGATCGCCATCCGTGCCGGCGGAAGCCAAAACGGTCGCGTCGGAATCCCGCTCCAGGACAAGATTCTGCTGGCAGCATCCCAACCCGCCCCCGCCAATGCCGGAGGAGAGCCTACACAACCTTGAGGTACGTATCGTGAGACTGGAGACCATCATCGGTGATAAAGACGCTGGGATGGTCTCCGACATCCACGGAATTAAAGCCACCCTCGAAGGCCTCAAGCAGTTCCAATGGAAGCTGTTTGGTGGCCTCGGGGTTTTGGTTGTGCTGGCACAACTGATTGGTAGGATAGGACTGAAATGAACGACTCCATCAAATCCATCGTCCGCCACGGCCTCTCATTCGGGGGCGGGTTCCTTGTTGCCAAGGGTATCGTCACCGTTGACCAGGCCAACGAATTGGCAGGTGCCGTGATCACGATCATCGCGGTCGCGTGGTCAGCTTGGAACAACCGGAAGTCCAAGACTCCGCCGGCTCCTTGAACTGGATCTACCAACTGGTGAAGGCGTTCCTGGACTGGATCCGGGAAACGCCTGCGCCGACAGTCCAAGACGGAAATGCACCCAAAGCTCTTAAGTCTGATCTGGCTGATCGCATTGCCCATCTTCCTGGGCTGCCAGACCAAGGTGATCCTGGTCCCAAACGGTGATCCGGTGATGCTAGCAGAGCCCGTCCGCGCTCGCGTGTACGCGTTCGACAAGGACGGAAAGCTATCGGGTCCGGATAAGGTCACTCTTCCAGCTGGGTGGTACGCTCTGCCCAAGACCAAATGATCACGTACCGAGGCCAGAAGTTCGCCGGCTACAACAAGCCCAAGTCAACCCCGGGCGCGTCCAAGAAGTCTGCCGTGCTGGCCAAGGAAGACGGCAAGGTGCGACTGGTTCGCTTCGGCGACCCCAAAATGCCGATCAAGAAGCACATCCCGAAGAACCGGAAGAGATTCCATGCGCGGTTTAACTGCGACACCCCGGGAACGAAGCTGTCTGCCAAGTATTGGTCCTGCCGGGCCTGGAAGTGACTCTATGCAAACAAAATACGCCAAACTGGTCCGCAAGCTGAAGAATCAAGGTGCGGATGATCCTCGCGCTCTCGCGGCATCCATCGGCAGAAAAAAGCTCGGCGCGGAAGAGTTCCAACGCCGAGCCGCTGCTGGTAGGCGCAAGGCCGCCCGTTAGTACGCTGATGGCAGTTCGTCGATCGCGTCCTCCGCGTTCTTTGGCGACACCCGGGTAGCGGTCGAGGTGCCTTCGCCCTGGCCGGGTTCAGACGACCGGACCTTGCCGACCTTCTTTTCAAGTTCGGCCACCTTCTGCTGGAGGCGGATCACCCGTAGGCGCTCGCGCCCGTAGGCCCGCGCCCGCAGAGCAACCTGGGCCTGAGCCTTCGTGATGAGGTCAACCTTGTCGTCGTAGCCCATGTCGGCGTCGATGCCCTCGCCCTTGAGTGCGATACGGACCAGGCGGTCGCTTTCGTCCAGGAGCTTGTTGCCTTCTTCATCGCTGTCGTCACGGCCGAACAGCTGAGCGTGGGTCTTCTCGTAGTCGGCAAACTGCGACTCAAACAGGTCACGCGAGCGCGTCTGGCGACTCTCCAGCTGCTTCTTTGATTCGACCTCGCGCTGGGCGCCCTTCTCTTTCCACTCGGCGATGGACTTGTCCCGCGCCTGGGTCAACTCGATGAGCCGGCGGCGGTGCGCCATGATCTCGGGCGCTGCCGGGCCAAACGTCTCCTGAGCAATGATAGCCGCCTTGGCCACCGGCACGTTCAAGAGCACCATGATGTCCTGGTGATTGGCGTCGCGCTCAGTGCCGTCTTCATCGGTGACGCGGATACCTTCGATATCCCCCAGGGCCGTCTGCCAGGCATCGCGCAAGGGCGTCTCGTACTTCTGCTTGTAATCGCTGGAACGCGTGTAGTTCAGGTAGCGGACCTCGGTATCGAGTTCCTCGGCGTTCTTGCGGATCGCATCCATCTCCGCCTTGAGAGACTTCGTGGCTTCCTCAACCTCCTTACGGGTGCCGTCAGCCTTGGCGCGCTCAAGCTCCTGGATCTTGGAGGCCAGATCGTCGCGCTCCTTCTTGGTCATCTCGTACTGCTCGCGAAACTGCTTCAACGAGGCAGGCTCATTCTTCGGGGCCGGATCCGGCGTTTTGGCAGGTGCAGCAACCTCGGTCTTGGGGGAGACCAACTTGTCGAGGTTGAACAGGTCTTCGTTCTTCTGAGGGGCAGCCGGTGTGACCGCCTGCGGTTCTGGCGTGGCGACCGGTTCTGGCGTTTGTGGCGCGACAGGAGCGGCAGGCGCCGGCGACCCCATCGGGTTTTCAAGCGCGTTGCCTTCGAGCGCGTCGATGCCGGCGAAGGCTTCAGTGTAATCTGCGCCCCGTTCAGTTGGCGCGTCAGGTGATAGCAGCAAGTTCATTCAAGGTTCTGTTTTACGGTCGGTTTTTCTCTCTGCGTGGTCACCAACCCATGAAGCTCCTCGATCAACGCCTTGGCGCCCTGCCGGCGGCAGTTAGCGTTCCAGCCGTGTTGAGGGTTTTCGGATGCTGGCAGGTTCCAGCAGAGATTGTTGAAGGCAGCCAACAGCGCGGCTTGGAAGTTGGCGTTGTCCAGTAGGCGCTCAAGCTCCATCACGCGATCCTTGTCGCGCTGAAACTCTTGCTTGGGGGTTTGAATCATTGGTTGAGGATGTTTGCCTGAGTCTTGAGATCCATGGCCGCGATGTCCGCCCGAGTCATGGCGCCCTTACGCTGGGCCTCGGCGATCGTGCTAGCGTTCTTGCGTTGCTGGTCCTGATCGAAGGCGACCTGCTTCTGGATGCGCTTCTGCTCGGCGTTCGCAGCGGCGATCTCGGACTTCGACTGCGCGGTGATGAGCATCGCTTGGACCTTGGCCGCCGTCTGGGCGTCCATACCGTTGCCAGCTGCGCCGGCTTCGGCCTGAGCCTGAGCCTGCTCCTGAAGACGCTGCACGTAGCCCTTGATGTAGTTCGACGCCTGGCTGATGCCGTCGTTGTAGAGCTTCATGTTCTGCTCCTGGCCGGGGTCTTGGGAAATCAGCTGCATCTGCTCCTGGATATGCTGAATCACGTTCGCAAGGCCTAGGACACGCTCCATGGTCGGCATACCACCAGCCTGCTCGATCTTGCCGATCGACGCCCCGAGCATTTGCAGGAGCGTCTGGATGTACTCGGGCCGATTGATCGCGCTGGCGATAACCACCGGCTGACCGTCGATGAGTGTGCCCCAAGCCAGCGTAGCGCGCTCAACGGCCGGGGAGACCGGCTTGTTGTCCACCGGTGCCAGCCGGTTCGCCAGGAGGGGATCGTCGGTGTTGGCCTCGACGTACATGTGAACCACCTCGGCCTGTGAATCCGGTGCCAGCAGCGGCCGGATAGCCATGAGGCGATCGGCTTGGGCGATCTCAAGCATCTTGTTGCCGGAGCCCATAACGCGCTCAGGCATGATGTCCCAGCTGTCCAGGTTGTTCCAGACGGATGGGTCAACGCCTTCGACCTCGCACTTGCGGCGAAACTGAACGCAGTCGGGATGATCAATCGTGCAGAACCGGCGAGCGATCTCGCGGTACTGGAAGGTCTGCTGGGTGTAGGCGCGGGTCAGCATCGAGCCCATCAGCGCGTTGGCGTTGTTTACGCGGGCCATCACCTCGGTCGCTGTCAGTTCCTTCGAGGAACCGTCGTTGACGTCCTGCGTGTAGGCCGCGCTGGATTCGGCCATGATCTGCCGGTGCATAGTCATGGCACCCGACAGCATCGTGTAATCCACGACGTGGCGCTCAGACTGCGGAACCCACGACAGGCCCTCGGGGATCACGCCCATGTTGAACAGGTCGATCTTCTCCATCCGCTCAGCGTCACCCTCGGCGACGTTGCGGAAGAGCCAGAGCATTTGCTCGAACACAGAGTCCGTGAATTTGCAGCGTAGCCGGTTCTGGAGATGGCAGACCGCGTAAAGCAGGTAGCCCAGTGAACGCACCGAGTGCCAGCGGAACGGCGGCACGACAGCGCCGTCGGCAAACTGAACGTGCATCAACTCGAAGATATCACGGCCGTAGCACCGGTCGCCGGCATCGAAGAGCCACTGGCCAGCGGTCTGCATATTGCCGATGCCGCTGTTGTACTGGTCCACGATGATCCGGCGGCGCCAGGAGGGGTCGTCGCTGGTCGTGTCTAGGAAGTAGAAATCGTAGCAGCGCAGCACCGGCGTCGCGTCGGAACCCCAGTAGCCAGAGTTCTCCTTGAAATCTTCCTCAACCTTCTCGGGGAAGTATTGGCCGGACCAGTCGTTCACCTGGAGACTGGTCGCCTCGTTCTGGATCATGTTGGCCAGCAACTGGTTCACGAGCTTCAGATTCCAGCCGGGGTCCACGTTCTCGCCCCGGGTCATTCGGATGAGGTCCGCTGCCGTGAAGGACGTGTAGATCGCGAAGTGCGACAGGTTCTCCATCGTGGTCAGCGTGTTTGTCGGGACCAGAATGTCCTCGGTGCCGCGAGCCGATGGGCACCAGTCGCGATCACGAAGCCAGGTGACGGGGCCGATACCGTGAAGCACGGTGGCTGCAAACTGAGACTCCAAGACCGTGGAGTATTTCGGGGACCGCTTCATTATGCGGTTCAACTGCTTCGTGATGATGTTGCCCCACTGGGTGCGCTTATCGCGGGGGCCGATATCGAGACCAACCGAGAAGTAATTCTGCGGCTTCAGGAACGCGTTGGTGAACTGCTGGCGGGAGGCATGAATGATCCGGGTGCCTTCCAGGAAGTTCACGTTGGTCTGGATGCGGTTGTCCCGGGCCTCCTCATCGCTGTAGGGAGGGTTGCCGTTGAACGTCGCGTTGATGCGGGCGCGGTTGCGAGATCGAGGCTGTTCTGCCTCAAGCATGGCGCTCACCACATTCCAGACTTTACTCGGTTCTTTGAAACTCATATTGACCTCAGATTGCTTTCCGTTCGTGCGAAATCCAGCATTTATCAGGCATTTCCGTGTCTCCGAGGTAGTTGAGCGGCACCCAAACTTTCAGCTTCAGGTAGCAGCCGCAGACGTCACAGGTGCCCGCAAGGCCCTCGCCGTGTAGAAACATGGCCATATCGTTGCGAGCTTGCTCCTGCTCCAGAATGACCTCGGCAACGGTCTTGGTAATCGACCGCGCATCCGTGGGTTTGTTGTGCAGGCAGCGGTTGCAGGTATCAATGCGGTCCTGCGCCTTCTGGCGATCGACAGGCGTGCCACCCTCACCTAGCCATTCTGCCAGGATCCGCGCTCCCTGAGCCGTCTGGCGCAATTTAGCGGCCGCACGAGCGACAGCCTGAAGTCCTTGGTTGTACATTCGTCGTGTGGGATGGAGTGGCCGCCATTTGGGGGAACCGCGCCCGAGTGTAAGCCTCCAGGTCAGAGATTGCCTGGTCGATTGTGGACGGAATGCTGTTCGCAACCCGATGCTGGTGAATCAGGTTGGCCATTTCGTAGAAACCGTAGTTTATGACATCCTTCGGGCTCCAGTTGGTCTTGGGCTCGTAGAATTGCCACCCGCCCGGAGGAAACGTCAGTCGGTTCATGGGTGAGGTTTAGAACGGAACATCATCTTCGTCGAGATCAGGCTTCGGGGCAGCAGCGGCCGGTGCAGTCTCACGTCGCGGGGCTGGCGCGGCACCTTCATCGCGTCCCTTCAGGAACTGGAAGGTCTCGATCATGATTCGAGTGGTAGAGCGCTTCTCGCCGGTCTTCTTGTCGTCCCACTCTTCACGGGTCAGGCGTCCCTCAACCATCAGCGGGTGACCCTTCTTGACGTACTGAGCGATCGTTTCAGCCTGCTTCCCGAACGCCTTGCACTCAGCAAAGTAAACATCCTCCTTCTCCTCGCCGGATTCAGTCTTCCAGCGGCGATTCACCGCCAAGCTCAGGTTGCAGACCGCCGTCCCCTTCGGGAGGTGCTTGAGTTCGATGTCTCGGGTGAGGTTGCCGATCAGGATGACTTTGTTGAATGAGGCCATAAGGTTATGAATAGGTTAGCGAATGTTCAGACGCCATCGTGCGCCGCTTGTCTGACAGACGTGTCAGCCACTTTGGTGTCTGTCGCTTGACAATACCAACCCCCTGACCGCCTGCAATCTCAAAACCGTTTCGGCGCGCCATTTCGAGTGCGACCACAAACGAATCCCAAAGGTCAGGCGACCGGCCCATGCGCTCCTTGGTCTTGTTCTTGGGCTCAACGTCGATCAACCCGGTGCGGGCGATACCCCACTCGCGCATCGCGCCTTCCTCGGCCACTTCGCGGGGCAGTTTCCGCAGCTGCTTGGATTCGATCAACAGGCGCGACGAATACCACAACGCGGTGACCATCTTGCCGTAGGCCTCTCGTTCAGTCTTGGGATCTCCCTTTCGCACCGGGCGCTCGCTTGGCCGGCCACCGAACTCGATCGGAACAACCTCGGGGGACCACAACCGAGCAAACGCAGACATGAGCGTGCCGCGCCCCGTGGAGTCAAACCCAACACGCTCCGGTGAGATATTGCGCTGCTTGCAGTACAGTAAGACGTACTCGGCAATCTGCTCCTCGGCCTGCTGCGCCTTGACTGCGGTAACCGGGATAACAATCGGCGCCTCACTGAATGCTAGCACGATGCGCCCCGATGAATCCGGCCCAAACGTAAGGTCTGTCATTACGCAGCGATCGCCGCCGACGCCCGAGTACGCAGCGTCGATGCCGATGATTCTGGTGAGCTTGTCGGCACGTTCCCAGATTGGTTCGTCGAACGCCTGGTTCTGCTCGCACAAGGACATCGTGACCACGCGCCTGGTGCCGCCGTCCCGAGGCAGCACGCCAAGGTTCATCATCGAGAACTGCAACGAGTCCCGGCCGTAGTAGTCGAGATCCGCCTGAATCTGCTCCGGCGTGATGATGCCCTTGTACGGGTTGGTGCCCTTGGGAAACTTCGCATTCGGCGTGTCGTACCCACACAGCTGGACGGCCACACCGCCGGGCGCCCGCGTTCTCCAGGTGCGAGTCTTTTCGAGGTACTCAAGCCCCTCCCAGCCACCGATGGTAGGGTGCGGCTCGCAGACCACGCCTAGCGCGTCGTTGCGGTCTTTCGGGTTACCCATCGCGATCAGCTTGAACACCGGGTTCTTGCGGAGGTTGGCGACTGAATCCAGAAAGCCGCGCCCCATCAGCGACGCTTCATCCGCGATCAACATGACGCGGTCGTTCTTCAAGCCGACGTAGTTCGACAGGCCCACGAACGTACCTCCGACCTTGCACGCCACGCCGATGATGCCATCACGGAAGTCTTGTGCCTCGGCATCTTCATCCGAACTGGTCAGGATGAATCGACTTTCAATCACGCGCCCCGGGAGCCACTCGCGCTTCGCCTTGGCCTTGTTGTGAAGCTCCTTGATCGAGCCCCAGATTCGCAGCTGGAGACCCTCACGCGTCGTTGACGACATGATGATCGAGGTGCCGGTTGGGTAGATGTAGAACGTGCAGAGTCCGAACGCTGCTGAATTGTATGTCTTGCCAGATGACCCCGGCCCCATGATGCCGACCTCCTGGTTCTCGACGAATGTCTGGATCAGGAGATCAGACCAGTCGTGCCAGTCGAAGTGCGGCCAGAGCGCAGTCATGGCTTGGCGGAAGTGGTAGGATTTGCCGCGCCCGTACTTCACGCCTCCGTTTTGGATGTATCCGCCGCGACGCACCATCTCAGCCTCGATCAAGAAACGGTCTTTTGTACGCCACGGTATAGACAAGTAATCGGGGCTTTCATTCATCTTGCGGGAATCATGGGTTGGCCTTTCAATGGCTTCAAGCGTCATGGTCGCCGAAAAAAATCGCATCGTTGATGGCCTCCTCACCGCTGAAGGCGGGGTGGATAGCGGTTTTTCGCCGTCACTGATTCAACCCAACCAGCTGGCCTGGGCGGTCAACACGACTGTGCGCGGCGGGTTTCCCAAGGCGCGACCGGGAATCTGGGTGAAGGGCCTGACGTTCGATGACCCGGATGTGGTCTACCAAGGCGGTTACTACAACCGCGCCGTCCGTGATTCTTTCCTGAACGGATTCTTCCAGGGCTGCGGCACCTACGTTTCCGATTCTGGCGCTCCGTACCTGTTCGCGTCGATCAGCGGCAAGGTCTACCAGATTGACATCCAGAACGGTTTTAAGGTGACCGACCTGACTCCGATCGGGTTTCAGTTCACCGTTCTGACTCGTGGCCGTGCCAGCAACGTCGCCACCTACGTATGCAGCGCTCCGCACGGCCTGTCGCCCGGCATGGTCGTGCGACTTCCAGAGCCCGTTGGTGCGTTTTTCCCGACCGGATTCTTCGGCGACTTCGTTGTGGATTCGGTGCCGTCACCGACCACTTTCACGACGTACTCACCCGGCATCGACGCAGGTCCGCTGCTGGGTCCATTGTTCGTTGGCTACCAGATGCTGGCGAACAGCCCGCAGGCGCCGCACGTCTACTTTCAGCAGGCCGAGAACTGGTTGATCGTGCAGGACACGATCAATGTTCCCTACCTCTACAACGGTGCGACTATTCGCAGGGCCACTGGCGAGGAAGTCCCGACCGGCGGCCCAATGGCCTACGGCAAGGGGCGTCTCTGGGTCGCGAACGGCTCAGAATACTACGGCGGTGACTTGGTCTACGGCGATCCAGGCTACGGGCGCGACAGCGTCATTCGATTCACCGAGAACACGTTCCTCAATGAAGGCGGCGCTTTTGCAGTCTCCAACGGCCCGATCACTGGACTGGCGTTTGCCGCCAACCTGGACACGTCGCTGGGAGACGGCGACCTGCTGGTCTTCACGCCCACCGCGACCTACGCGTTCAACGCCCCGGTCGATCGGGATGTTTGGAAGGATCTCGATTATCCGATCCAGCGGTTCGCGTTGCTGAACTTTGGGTCGTTCAACCATGAGTCCATCGTGGCGGTGAACGGCGACCTGTTTTTCCGCGCTCAAGATGGCATCCGGTCGTTGATCTACGCTCGCCGAGATTTTACTGAGTTTGGCAACACGCCGATCAGCCGTCAGGTCGTTAGGGCGCTGGCATACGACACTGAGTTCTACCTGACAGCCGCCAGTGCGGTGAACTTCGACAACCGGATGCTGATGACCATCCAGCCGCAGAAGGTCAACGGCCGTGGTGTCGTGCATCGTGGAATGGTTGTGATGGATTTCGATCTTGTCTCTGGCATGGGACGGAAGCTGCCACCGGCGTGGGAAGGCGTCTGGACTGGGGTTGATATCCTCCAGATGCTGACGGTGCGAATCCAAAAGCAGGAGCGATGCTTCATGTTTGGATTGAACCAGGACTACATCGGTCTGTACGAGGTCACCAAGAACGGCCAGTTCGACTTCGATGGGTTCGATGATGCACCGATCGACTGGACCATTGAGACGCGCTCGCTGACTTTCGCAGAGCCTACCAACAAGAAGCGCCTGGTGAGCGCTGAGCAATGGTACGACCAGGTGATGGGCGACATTGAATCCAAAGTCTACTTCAAGGCCAACGAAGGCGAGTGCTGGCAGCCGTGGGCCGAGTTCAAGGACTGCGCCAAGTACCGCAACTGCGAGCCCGGTGAGATTTCCTGCCCTCCGGCGGTGATCAACTGCCAGGAGGTCAAATACTACCAGCCGCCTACGCGATCGCGCATTGCCCTACCGCAACCCCCGGACAAGTGCGACGTGCAGACCGGCGGGTTTACCAGAGATGGTTATGAGTTCCAACTTCGCTACGTCAACACGGGCCGGTTCCGCCTCAAGCGTGTGGCAATGGTTGCTCAACGCCTTCAGGAGGATATTTACGGCGACCTCAGTCGCGTCGCCTGTCCGCTACTCTCAGCATAAAATGCCTTCCTCAAACCCAGTCGATTACGGTGCCGATCCTTGCGGGCTGCGAAACAGTGCGTGGGCGATCAACCTCTGCCTGATGTACTCGGGCCGGTGCGACTTTCCAGAAGGCACGTTCCTGATTGGGTCGGCCCCGGGAGCCAAGATCACCAGCCGCTTTCGTTTTGGCGGCGTTGCGGGGTTTACTACAGCGACCCCACACGGTCTCGTCGTTGGAGAACTGATCACTTTGGATGGGTTCACGGATCCCACGTTTAATGGAATCGGTGCGGCCCAACTTGGTTTTCGCGTCGATGCTGTTGTCAGTCCTACTCAATTTACCGCAACAGTTCCGGGAGGAAACAGCGCCCTTGTTACTGAAGATGGATGGATCAACCTGATCGGAGGCGGTTACACCTCTTCGATACCGCTGGGTTACGGTGGAAGCATTGTTGATCCGAGAAATGGCCAGACGGTTACATTCACTTTGCGCGACAACATCGCTTTTACCGGCAAGGGCGCTGGTAAGACGCGGGTGAAGTTTGCCAACCACACATCGACCACCCGTGGTGATTCGTTTGGCTTCAACATCCAGCCATTAAAGTGCCTAGGGAATTACACTGGCACCGGCGGCCTGGTCTCGAATCCTGCGAATTACCCGTCGATGCCAGTGGGTGCGACGAACTGCAAGAATCTCACCATCGAAGGCATCACGTTCGACGGCAACTATGTCAACAACGGGCCGAAAGACATCACCATCGTTTCGGTGGAGCGGACTGCTGGTATCAACACGTACACCACGGCGTTTCCCGCTAAGTTTCAGATCAGCGCGCCGCCTGCCTATTCCCCACCCGTGCTGCCAGCACCGAGCAATCAGAGCACCTACTCGCATTACATCGACGGCGTTGTGACATCCGGGTCGTCAAATGACGGCACGTTTAATGGCTTCGGTCCGGTGATCAACGTCACGTCGCTGACGTTCCAGCGGGACATGAGGTGCCCGTTAATCGGAGTCACCAGGAACGCGTTCAATTTCGCGATCTACACCAAGCATCCGGATTTCAACTTTGGGTACACGGTTGGCGACTCGATCACCGTCACGGGGTTCTCGAATCCTGCATTCAACGGAAGTTTCGTGGTGGCCGGCTTTCTGTCGGCTCAAGAGGTCTACTGCATCAATGTCGGCGCCGCGACATCGGTAATCGGATACGAGCGCCTCACTGGAGTTGGATACTACGACACTGCTGGCACCCATGGATTTACGGGCGGCGAAACAGTGATTATCACTGGCCTGGCAGATCCCACCATGAACGGCACGTTCATCGTGACCGGAGCGCCGTTTCCTAATCAGTTCACCGCAATCAATGCCGGGCCTGACACGGGCATTTTTGCGGACAACGGCACGTACCAGCTGCGATCCAACATTGCCAAGTCTTGGACGGCTCCAGACGTAGCCCTGACTCCTCAAACGAAAGCCGGTGTCAACTCGTTGTTTACCGTCGCAGGGCTGAACCTGGTTGGGGAAAACACCATCGTTCAAGACTGCGAGTTCTACGACTTTGGAGTCGGCATCGCAGACGCCGAGACGTTCGTCCTGAAATCGTTTTTACCGTCCACCGTCGTTGACCGGTCACACGGCACGATCGTCCGCCGCAATCGGTTCGGATACCAGGGGCGCAACTCGGTTCAGGCTACGATTCACCCCGGGACATCAGAAGCGAACACTCAGTGTGCGATCGGCGGTTATTCATCCATGCTGGTGACGGTTATCGCGGCGTCGCGAGTCAATGCTACCAGTCGAGCCACCTACACGACAACCGAACGACACGGATTGCGCGTTGGTGATTCTGTCGTGTTTCTGGGAGTCAGCGATCCGACTTTCAACGGCACCTACACGGTCGCAACGATCATCAGCGATACGAAGTTCTCGGTCATTCAAGCGGGTGTCGATTATCCTGACACCTACATGGCCGTCGGAAGCGTCCTGCTTCCTCGCCCGCTGCGGATCCTCGCGGCCGACTGCGTGTTCGAGTACAACCGAATCGAGGGTGGCCCAAACCCGCTCACCCAGCAGTGCCCTGTTCACGGCATTACTCCACGTGACACGTTCGGCGCCGAGGTCCGCTACAACAACTTCGACGGATTCACAGGCACCTGCTTCTACGTTGATACGTTCCAGCACATCGGAACGCACGTTCACCACAATTCCGCGCTGAACGTCTCGGCGTTCATGGCGCTCACCGTGCAGGATTGGTACGCGACAGCGGTTCAGTTCGGCTTCACGAATCCGCCGTCATACGCTGCCTGGATCGCGGCTCACAGGGACCTCCTGATCGAGTACAACGACGTGCTGCTGACCGGTCCCGACAGCTGGTATTACCAGCCGGCGCTCGCGCCTCTCGATGCGGTATTCGTGATCAACAACCACGACGTTAACCGCAGCGCCTACTACTACCCGACGGATTACCAGATCCCGATTTCTTCAGCCGTGAGGTCAGGCGGCGTCTCAACGATCACGACGGTATCGGCGCATGAGATTCAGCCGGGCATGGAGGTTTCCATCGTTGGCGTTGCGGATGGGACATTCAACGGGGTTTTCACGGTCACTTCGTCACCAAGCTCGACCTCGTTCACTGTCGATAATTTAGGTGTCAACACGACCTCTCCGGCGTCCACCGACGACTTTGTAGGCATCAACAAGCCGGTCAACTTCCCGTGGGAGATCCGGATGTCAGCCCGGTCCCGCGCCGGCGGTGTAGCCACCTACACCACGACCAAGGCCCACAATATGCAGCTGGGCTATCACGTGACGCTCGAAGGATTCTCGGATCCAACGTTCAACGGTCAGTTCATCGTGACCGGAATGCCGACCACGACGACCTTCCAGGTTGCCAACGCTGGCACCGATGTCGCCACGGTGACCGAGAGCGGCAACTTTTTCCGGTATGTCGAAAACGTACAGATCCGGTGCAACACGGTGCGCCGTCTTTCGGGCAACGAACTGTTCATCAACAACGGTGGCAAATTCGGCTCCAGTTTTCTGCCAGGGCGACCTAGTCGTTGTGTTGCGCCTCTTCAGCAAACCTTCTATTTGGATTGCCCAGAGGGGTGTCTCGACATTCAATGCGACCCCGGCCCGTGCAAGCCTAACGATTACCTTTACCGCATCTGACCATGGCAAACGTTGACATCTCAGCCGGGCTTCTTCCGCCTCCGCAGTGCTACGCCAGCGAGCAGGACCGCCTTGACGCCTATGCTCAGGCGTTGATTGGTCAGATCATCACGTCACCAGAATGGTCGGCCAACACCGTTGCCCCTGCTTCGCTTGGCTTGTACTGGCTGCGGTTGGACGCCAACCAGAATCCGGTCGAAGTGCTGAAGTACAACAGCACAGCACCGGCAGGGTGGGCTCGCGTTTCGACTCAGTTCACGTATGGCGTTGGTGGTGGCGCCGCTAACGCCTACACGCTGACGCTGACCCCGGCCTCTCCTGGCGTGAATCAGGCGTACCGACCCGGCGTGTGCTACGCGTTCATCGCGAACGCTGCCAACACGGGAGCCACGACGCTGGCGGTCGATGGCTTGGCGGCCAAGGCGATCACGAAGTTCGGAACCACTGCACTGGTCGCGAACGACATCGTCGCGAACAAGATGTGCGTCGTGGTCTACGACGGCACCCAATTCCAACTGCTGAATCCGGGTCTCAACGTGAGTGCGGCTGGGTTCACACCTGGCACCGATCGTCAGTTCCTCCGCACTAACTCGACTCCCGCGACCGTCTGGGAAAGCGGATACATCACGCCGGTGGCCAACTATCAGGCGTTTCCAGCAGCCGGCGGATCCGTGACGTTCACTCACGGCTTCAGCGTGGATCCTCTCAGCTGGGACATTGGGATCATCTGCACGGATGCCGGTGGCGATGCGGGTTACGCTCAGAACGACTGCATTTCCGCACGATCACTTTCGTGGACAACCAACTATGGTATCGCCGTGACGTGTTTTTCAAACACGACATCAATCGGAATGGTGCGCGCTGCTGGCACGGCAAACATCTGGGTGAACAGCAAATCGACCGGAGTTCCAACGGCGATCGACGAATCCAAATGGAAGGTCATGGCCCGAGCCATCCGCTAACATGAGAAAGACCCTCGCCCAAGCCAAGAACTCCACGATCCCGCAGGCTGTCGGTCTCGCCACCTGCGACGATCGTTTTCTCCAGCTGCTGAACGAGGCTCAGGCGCGCCTGGCAGACATGGGCAAGTGGTGGGGCACGTACAAGAAGCTCCGCGTCTGCGTCACCGCCGGCTGCATCACTTGGCCTCGCGAGGTCAAGACGATCGAGGCGATGAACGTCTGCGGCTACAACATCCCGATCCAGAACCAGTGGTACGAGTTCCAGACTGACGAGCGGGCGCCACGCACCGGTTGCGGCCGTGAAGGCTGCGAGCAGGACCAGCTGCTGGATCGCGGTATGGTCACCCAGTTCCGGGATTCAGTGGGTAACTGCTACATCAGGGTGACGCCGCAGCTGACGGCCGACGCCGGAAAGCGCGTGCTTCTCCAAGGGCTAGACCCCAACGGGCACCCGATCCGCACGCTGGATACGGTGACCGGCGAGTACGTGTGGGGCGAGTACGTCACCTTGCCGAATCCTGCGGTTCAGGCGTTTGTGACCACCACCAAGCTCTTCAAGCAGCCTGGTTTGACCGGCGCCCAGAAGCCGCTGACTCAAGGAAGCCTGACGATTCAATCCGAGAACCAGCTTTCCGGCCTACTGACTCAGATCGCCGTCTGGGGTCCGAGTGAGCAGAATCCGGAGTATCGCCGCACCTACCTGATCGGAATGCCTGAGGTCTGCGGTGGCACCTCCGGGTGCAACGCCGAAGCACAGAACGACTGCATCGACCATGGCGACGGCTGTGTGCCTCCAGATGAGAACTGCACCAACACGGTGGTCGAAGCCATCGTGCGCCTAGACTTCATTCCCGCAGTCGTGGATTCGGATTGGCTGTTCATCGGTAATCTCCAGGCGATCAAGCACATGATGAAGGCCATCCAGAAGGAGGACCGGAATCAGTACACCGAGGCCGAGCGCGAGATCCAGCTTGCCCTGCGGAGCTTGCGGAATGAACTCGAAGCCTACAGCCCGAACGAGCGCACGGTGGTCAACGTGCAACCTTTCGGGTCTGCGAAGATTCAATATCGGTTTGGAGGGTTCATCTGATGGAGGTCGAAAAGCCCATCACGTGGTTGGAGTTTCTGACCGACGACGGCATCTGCTTTGATGACCGCCTAGATCGGTGGGAGGCGTTTGTCGCGGACAAGCCGCAGCAAGAGTGTCCGTTGAAACATACCTACCCCGTGGGGATGTACGTGCGGGAAATTTTCGCGCCAGCTGGGTCGATCATCACTAGTCGGATTCACAAGTTCGATCACCCGTTTTTTCTGATGAAAGGAAAGCTCACGGTGATCAGTGAAACCGAAGGGTTGGCGACATACACGGCGCCAACACACGGCATCACCTTGCCGCAGACGCGACGGGCAATTTTGATCCATGAGGACACCGTTTGGATCACGGTGCATCCGAATCCTGAGAACAAAAAAGATCACGAAGAGATCAAAAACGACCTCACTTACATGAGGGACAACAAATACTTACCATGTCATTTGTAGGAACAGCTATTGCGGCAGGTGTGGCCACTGCTGGCGTTGGGATGGGGCTTCAGGCATCGTCTGCAAGCTCCGCACGAAGGCAGGCGCGCCAAGCCGCCGAGACGCCAGGACTGGATATTCCAGCCGTCATTGGCGAAGCCGAGCAGCTGGCTCCGCGCACGCGTGAGTTGGAATCACAGCGCACTGCGGTGACCCGCCAGCAGCTTCTCGAAAACCTCGGGCTTTCGATTCCTGGGTATGAGCAGGCGCAGGCTGCAAGAGCACAGAATGCTTTGGCTCTGCTTCGTGGCGAGCTTCCGCCTGACGTTGTAAGTCAGATCCAGCGCAAGAGCGCAGCCAAGGCGCTCGAGGGCGGGTTTGCTGGCAGCAAGGCGGCCCAGGGTCTCACTGCTCGCGACATCGGCAGGACCACGCTTCAAGCGCAGCAGGAAGGCGCTCGCCTGTTCTCGGACATTCTCGGGACCACCCCGATGGCGCCGCTGGCGAACTACGAGTTCACGCCGCAGCAGCTGGCTCAGTTGCGCGAGCAGGAACGCATTTCCCGCATGAACGCGCTGGCCGGCGTGGCTAGTATGCCGTCTGCGGGTGGCGTCGTTGGGCAGGGGCTTGGGTCTCTCGGATCCGGCCTGACCAATCTTGGTTTCGCCCAGTTGGGGGCCAAGGGCACCGGCGGCGAAAGCGATCTGGTCTCGACTCAACGCAAACTCATGGGAGGCTAATTTATGGCAAACCCTTTCTCAGGACTCGAAAACATCGGAGCTTCGTACATGGCGGGTGCCCGCCTGGCACAGGAGCGTCAACGTCGCGCCGACGAGATCGTAGCGCGCCAAGAAGAGGCGCGTGTTCGGCAGCAGTATTATCAAGACATTATCGCTGAACGCGAGGCGGCGCGGCTGGCGACGGCCGGGGAACGCGAGGCTCAAGGTGCGACCCAGTTCGGCAAATACCTGGTGCGTAAACCTGATGGGACCATCGATTACCAGGCGTCTCAGGCCGCCAAGCAGGTGGGCGAAGAGGAGGGACAACTTGGTGCTGCATACGGTGCGCTTGCTGCCCGAGGAGAAGACATCGGCCCTATCAGTCCGAGGATCATGCAGACGCCGCAGTTTATGGCTGCGCGTGCTGCTGGCATCGATCGCCGTGCGGCCGAAGCGAAGGCAATCAAAGACTCCATGCTCAGGGCCGGTTATTTTCCAGTTTCCGAAAAACCTGTTCCGGCGTTTGGCTTTTCGACTGATCTTCTGCGCCAGCCTGAAGACACGTCGCAAGATGTGATGATCGATGGCGCTCGATTCCGGCCGACTCCGGTGACTCAGTTCAAGATGCAGCCGAAGGCCAAGCCTGAAAACCTCGGGTACGAAACAATCGATCTGCCCGACGGAGGAAAGGCCAGAATCCCAATCACGCCTGAAAGATCTGCTGCCATTGCTGCTGCGCGTGCGACCACGACACCCAAGGAACCCGGTCTTTTCGACGACATCGATGCCGCCGAAAAACAGCTGCTGACTCTTCAGGACAAAAACGTCGAAGACCTCAACCTTGTCCGAAACAAAGATGGCAACCTTGAGGTCGTTGAGGACACTGCTTTTGCGATCGGCCGAACCCCTGAACAGATTCAAGCCGATCTCGCATTGGAGCGCAAACGCCGCGCTGAACGCCGTGGCATTCGGACGGGTGCTGCGGCTCCTTCAGCGATTCCGCAGGGCACGAACCGAGTGATCGACTTCCGGTCAATTCAAGGTTTGCCTCCGCTTCCGGGCCGATAACACTCAAGACCATGGCGATCGAGATTGATTTCGGACGCGAGCTTGGCCGGCTCGCGTTCCCTGATGACATTACGGACGAGCAGGCCAAGTCCTACGTCCGTGAGAATTACCAGGCGATTCGCCAGGGGTTGCTCGATCGCCGCCGGCAGGAGTTGGCAGCAGAGACTGAGTCCGAGGAGGCTGCTAAGTTTCGGGCGGGGGAAGTCGGCACACTGGAGACTGTCGGTGCCCAGGCGGGTGCTCTTCCGAGGGCGTTCACCGAAGGCACTGGGCTTATGCTCCAGGGTGCTGAACGGGCTGCAAAGTTTTTCCCTCCTCCGACGGTCAATCCTTTCACTGGTCGGCCGATTCAGCAAACCGTTGAACCCGAGGGCCCCGGGGCACTTACGCAAGCTGGCAGGGCGATTCGTGAATTTGGCGCCGAGGCATTCCCTAGCCTTCCCGGTGCCGAAGAAACGATTCCCGCTCAGGTTATGGGCGGAGTCGGGAGCACGCTTTCAGTGCTTCCAGGTGCGTTGGTTGGTGGATTGGCTGCGGGACCTGTTGGCGCTGCCGCAACCATTGGATCCGCCATCGGCGCTGGCGCGCTGTACGGCCTTCAGGCTGGTGAGGCCGGTGCTGAAGACGCCGATCGTGTGATCAACCAACGGATCGCCGAGGCATTGGCAGTTGGCGATTACGACACCGCCTCGGATCTTCGCAGCCGCGCCGAGACACTGAAGAACCGTGCGTTCCTTGCCACGGCCCCGATCGGTGCTGTCACCGAGGGTGCGCTGGGTGTTGCTGGCAAGATCCCGGGGATGCGATCCGGCGCCGCTGGTCGCAGCACGCTGGGCAAGTACAGCGCCAATCTCGTCGAGCGCCTGATTCCTCAGACTGCATCGAAACGCGCTCAGGAGATGGCTCGCGGCGGCATCGAGGGCACAGTAAGCGAAGGACTCCAGGAGTCGCTTGAGCAGACGCTTGGAAACATGGCTGCCAAGTCGATCTACGATCCCGAACGCGGGATTATGGACGGCGTCGCCGAAGCTGGATTCATCGGTGGTGCCTCGGGTGGTCTGGTCGGCGGTGTGATTGGATCAAGGCGCAATGTAAACCTGGCGAACTCTGTCGTGGCTGCCAACGGCGCCGATCCGAAGAACCCGCTGCCGCTGTCGAATGCGACCGTCACCGGCATCGAAGACACGACTCCGACCGAGGGTTACTCGCTCGAACCTGAGATCACTGAGGAGGATGTCAGGAAGCGCCAGGAGGCATTAGGATTGAAAATGCCTCCGGATGTCACGCTGCCAGCGCCGGCTGGTGGTGGCGTGATCGAGGTGACCGGTAAGATTCCGACCATTACTCCGACACCTGAGCCGGCACCTACGCCCGCTCCCGCTCCCGCTCCTGCTCCTGCTCCTGCTCCTGCGCCCACTCCAGCTGCTGCCCCCGCCGCTGTCTCCCCCGAGACCGGCCTGACCACCGATGAGCAGGATGAACTCGACCAGCTGATTGCTGTCGAGGACAGCGGGATGCTGTCGGAGGATCAGGCTCAGACTCTCGAATCTTACCGGCAACGCCTCGCGATCAAAGCGATGCTGGCAGCCGAAACCACAACCACCCCAGAAAATGCCGTTCAAGAACAAGGCTCAGATGAAGGCGTGCTTCGCCGCGAAGGATCCCAAGTGGGATTGCAAGAAGTGGATCGAGGAGGGCGGCCTGCCGAAGGCCAAGGGACCCAAGCCGAAGCGCAAGTCCAGCCGCTGACAGTTGAGGAAACGCAGGAGTACAACGCGACCATCGATGCTCTCGGTGGTGCGCCTGCTTCCGACCTGCTGACTCCAGACGAACTCGATCGGTTCGAGACGCTGGCCAACCGCGTCTCCGAACTGGAACGTGCTGGCTGGTCGTTCGATGAGCAGGCGGGTTGGACTGCGCCTGGACAGACTCCGGCTCCAGCTGCCATCACTCCGTCCCCGGTCATTCAGGCCAAACTGGATCCCGACAACGTGGTCCGAGACGCGTTGCAGGCGGCGGGCAATGACCCGGTCAAAGCCGCTGCGATGATCGTTGCCGACCTCGAAAACATCACGGGCCGCGAACTCCGTGCGTCCTACCAGGAGGCGGTCAACCGGTTGCAGAAGATGGTTCAGAAACCGGCGCCGGCGCCTGCAACGAAGCCGGTCGAACAAATGACCGAGCAGCAGTATTACCTCGATCGAGTCGAGGAAATCGCAACTGCCAACAACATCAGCGAAACCGAGGTTCGCCAGTATTACACCCCGGAAAACGGTCGAGAAGAATATTGGCAGGCACTTCAACGTGCGGCCGAAGATGGTAGGCAGATCATCGCAAAAATCCTCGATCGCCTTCCCGAGGCGCGCATTGAGTTCTTGAGGAAACAGTATCCGCAGGCACTTCCTCAAGGATACTTGGCGCCAGGCGTCCGCAAGACCGCTGGAAAAGAACCCACTCCCAGTCAGATCAATAAGGTGTTTCAGGCCATCAAAGCCAAGGCTGCGGCTGTTGGAAAAGGTCTGTACCAGATTGAGAAACTGACCCCTGCACAATCTTTGGTTCTTCGCACGCGTTTTGGAGGATTCAGGGAGAATGATCAGTTTGTTTTGCAGGAGAAATCGCAAGTAACAGGCATTGCGTTCGATCGAGGTTTCATTCTGCGCGACAAGCAAGAGGCGACGGCCGGAGAAGCACCGAGACCTGCACCCGCCGCTCAGGGCGTTTCACCTGCGGATCAAATCCACTCCGCCAAGCTCCCAAAGGAACTCGCGAGGTCAACTCCCCGGTACAACTTTGGCAGCAATGTGTTTCTGCCGACGTTAGGCAGTGACTTCGATCGAGCCGCTTACATCCTTGCTCAGGAGAAACCGTCAGAGGCAGATCAGCAATTCATGGATTGGGCGGTAGAGGTCTCCGGTATGTCGCCCGAAAAGATTCGGGCACATGGCAAGACCGTGCGTGCCCAGCTTAAGGAATTGGCTCGCATCAGCACCGGCGGAACTCAGAAGAAACCCGCCGTTATCGTGCTGGCACCACAGCCGATTGCCGCAGCGGAGAGGCCCGCTCCGGCTCCGGCTCCGGCCCCCGCTCCCGCCAAACCCATCAGCAAAGCTCCTCAAACCGAGCCTGCTGGAAAACAAGCCGAAGAGGTTCAGCAGTCTCCGAAACAAAAGCAGGGGACTGAGCCTTTGGCGCCGCGTGCCCAGAAGCAGTATCTGCTGGAGCAGTTGGATGAGGCGATTGCGGCGGCGCCTGAAGATGCCGCTGGTGCAGACAAGATTGTCATCACCGTTCCTGGCGACGGCGAGTTCACCTTGTTGAACTACAAGGCCGCTCTGATGCGGTTCAAAGACATCGCCAAGAAGTTTCCGGTGGGACCTGTTGGTGGAGAGACCAAGCCTCGCACGGAAGCCAGGCAGGCGCTGAAGTTGGGCACGCTCAACACCAAGAATGCGCTCAAGGCGACCGGCGATCTTACCGCAGACCCAGCTGCGCGACCCGGATCTCCGCTGACCGCAATCCTCTCCGATGGGAAGCGGGTTGTCGCAAGCAACAGCAAGGCGCTGCTTGAGGTTCAGGCCGATGCTGGTGGAACCAAAACGAAGCCGATCACGGTTGATAGCAACGGCAAGCAGGTCGAGTTCAAGGATGCGTATCCGAACATCGACAACATCATTCCAAGCCAGACCACTCCGGTTTCCTCGAAGATCAACACGGAGCGGCTTTTCACTGTCCTGAATCAGGCGTATCAGGCCGCGTTCGATCCCGAATCAAAGGATGCGGTCAATCGGGCAAACGCATCCATCGTTCTCAACAGGGACGGAACGATTGGTCTTTTTGCGGAGACACCTGGCAAGTCCAGCTACTCGCACAATGTTCGTCCGGGAGCCAAGGTGTTAACTTCGTACAACATCAAGTTGTTGACCGACTTGGTGCAGGCGATGCGGCGAGTTGGAGTCGCCGAGTTTGATCTCAGAGTGACGGCCGAAAGAGGTGAGGACTTGCGTCTGAGCCCTGGCGTTTTGACGGCCAATGGCGTCAAGGCGTTGATCATGCCGGTCCGGCTGGATAACTACGACCTGCCAGCATGGGCTCTTGAGGGCGATGAGCGAGCTCGCGCCAAGCCGCTGGAAGCCGCCCCGCTTCCGACCGTTTCTCAGGGCACGCCCGCTCAACAAGCTGCTGGCACCGTTGCTGCCGCTGAAGCCCAGGGTCGCGAGCTTGGCCCCGAACCCACCGGCAAGCCTCAGACGCTCAAAGAAGCCACGGCCGAGGTCCGAGACGCGATCGGTCAACTGATCGAATCCATCACGCCCAAGGCCGGGTTCACGGGCGGCCCGAGCGCCAGCGATTCGCTGAAGCGCCTGCTGCGCGAGATCCCGCCTGCCGTCCTCCAGAGCGCCGCGCTGATTGCCCAGCGGGTGTACCGCGAGACCCGCGATTGGGCCAAGGCCACTCAGGCCGGCATCGAAGAGATTTTCAGCCGGATCAAGGTCGCTGACCTCGAAGACACCCGTGCTGGCTTCTCAGAGTTCATCCAGGGCGTGAACGTTCCGGGCAGCGTTCCGGCTACCCCTCCGCAACCCGCCGCCGGCCAGGAGCGCGTTGACTCCCGTGGCTACTTCACCGGCCAGATCAATCCTGAGACGGTCGAGAACTGGCAGACCGAATCCAAGCGCGTGATCGATTCGTTCGGCACCGACATGGAGGCGGCGTTCCGATGGGCCGCGACCACCGACATGGGCGCCGATGCCCGTGAGTTCGTCTTCAAGCAGATCATGGAGCGGGTCTTCACCCAGATCGCTCGCGCCAACAACCCCATCGAACTGGCCCGGGCTGAAGACCTGCTTCGCCGGGTTCAATCGACCTGGAAGAGTTCCGGCACCCAGCTGGGTCAGGCATTCGCCGCCCGTGCCGCCGCCATCGACAGCATCTGGTATCTGCATCCGCTGCTAGCATTCCGCGATCTGGTTCGTGAGCGCCAGGCGCAGTTGCCGTTCCCGCAATTTACCTCTGACCAGGTGCGTCAGTGGCTTCAGGCATCCGGCCGCCAGGCCATCGAAGAACTTCGCATCCAGATGCAGAACGCTAACAACGCGTTCGGCCGCGAGTTCCGTCGCATCACCAAAGACGTGTTGCGCCGCGAGGATATCAACTGGGCGGACATCCTGACCGCCAGCGACCAACGCCAAGGCTCCATGCAGTATCGACTGCTGGAAGAGATCCTCTCGCAACCCGGCCTCCGCAATCTGCCGCCTCGGGGCATCTCGGAGATCGTGAAGCTGTTTTCCGAGGCATGGGGTCGAGAACAGGAACGGATCTTCCGCAACGAGTTCCGCAAGCAGGTGCCGTTGCCGACGGTGAAGAAGGACGACCGCGAGAAAATCTTCCGGTCGATCCCGCGCATCCTCCGCTACTCCAACATCGCCATGATGAAGGATGGCGCCGAGACTCGGTTGCTGTGGGATCAGGCGTTCCGCAACGCTGTCGCTCCCCAGTTTGGTGTGGCCGCGATTGACGGCACGACCGCACGCAAGCTCACCGCGTTGGCTCAGAAAGCTCAATCCGCTGCTGGCATCAATCGCGACGAGATCGTCCAGCAAATGTTCCGCCTGATGCAGAAGGAGGGTGGCATCAACTGGAAGGACATTCTCCGGGATTACTGGTACGCGGCCGTACTGTCTGGAACGAGAACCCAGGTGGACAACGCGCTGAACATCGCGAACGGCGCCCTGAACACTGCCATGTTTGCCGGCATGGCTGGCACTCAAGGCGGAAAGGTTCTGAAGGCGGCTGGCAAAGGTCTCTCCGAGGCGATCAAAGACTTCTGGCCGATCCTCTGGAAGGGTGAGCTTTACCGCAGCGTGAGCTTCAATCCGGATGTCCCTGGAAATTCCCTCGAAGGATTGCAGGAGTCTCGCAACCTATTCCTGCGCGGTATCTCTCAGCTGAAGTACGTCAGCCGCTTGATGCAGGCGCTGGATCACATGACGGCGTTGATGTCGGATGCGGCTTCCAAGGCATACACGCTGGCCAAGACGGATCCGAAACTGCTGGAGGCTTATATGCTTCCATCGGCTACAACGGTCGCCAATGCTCGCGCTCGCGCCATCGCCGAAGGCACACGGCCCGAACTGGTCAATCGCCGGACCCGGGAGATCATCGAAGAGGCGCTGCCCGTCGAAGTGCTACTGACAGCACGCGATATTCGGCAGATGTCCACGTTCACCGAGACGCCCCAGGGGCTGGCCGGTGCGATCTATCAGGGCGTGAATGCCGCTGAACGTCAGCTGCCGGGGTTAAAGTTCCTGAGCGGCACCAGCTTCGTGCGGTTTGCATCGAACTACGCGAACGAACTACTGAACTACTTCGCTCCAGTGGCCCTGTGGCGCTGGTATCAATCGGCGCCCGGCCGCCAGGACACCGCACTCGGCCTGAAGTACAGCGAGGCTCGCCGTGATCTGCTGCTTTCAAAGCTGGCACTCGGCACTGCGCTGACTGGATTCGCAGCTGCTTTGTTCCTCGGCGATGATGATGATGAGAAGAAGCGTGCCATTGATATCACCGGGTCATTCAAGAGCCTGAGCCCGGAGAAGCGCAACCAGCTGCTGGCAGAAGGTCGGCAGCCGTACTCGATCCGCGTTGGCGACACCTACATTTCCTATCGGCAGCTGGGATTCGGCGGAGTTCTTGGCGCCATCGGCGAGTTGCGCGACCAGCAACTTTACAGCCCCGAGAAGTACAACAAGCAGAGCTTTCCCGAAAAGCTCATGGACGGGTTTGTCTCCGGTGCGCTGATCGTAAAGGACTCTTCTGCCATCGCGGCCCTGACCGAGTTCCTAGGATTCGCCAACGCCTACAAGTACGACGTGAGCCAGACCATTGAGAAGGCCACGCCGAAATACTTGGCGCGCCTGGCCGGCTCCGTGATCCCGAACATTATGAAGGAGGCCGACGCCTGGATTGATTCGTCGATCTACCGCGCTGAGCCCGGCAACCTCGGCATGGAATACTTCCTTCAGCAGGTGCCGTTCGCCAGACAGAGCATCGGGCCCGGACCCATCCTGAACGTCCTGGGCGAGCCTGTGCAGGTCGAGCGTTACCCCTACAGCCGCTGGTTGAAGTTCCGCAAGGAGGACAAGGCCTGGAACACACTGGGCCAGCTTGCCAGCAAGGGCGTCTTCATGCCGACGCCGAACATCACGGTGACCGTGAAGGAGAGCGGCGAGCGCCGGCGAATGAACCGCGACGAAGCCTACACCTACCAGAAGGATGTCGGCCAACGATACCGCACTTGGATCGAACGCAACGGGGACCGCTTGCTCAAGATGAAGCCCGATGATGCCGCTGAGGTTATCGACAAAGCCGCTGATCGGATGCGCGCAGACGCCCGAGAAAAAATTCAGCAAAAGATTCGCCGGTAGTGCTTGACGTTGTGCGTCAGTTGCCATACGGTGACTGACGCATGAGCAACCAACTGCAAGTAGCCACACAGCAATCGCAACCCCTGAGCGCCTTCTCTTCGGAGAACGCGTTCGTGTCCGTCCAACGCATGGCCAAGGCCCTTGCGTCCAGCACGCTCGTTCCCGATTCCTATCGGGGCGAGGCCAACCTCGGTAACTGCATCATCGCGCTTGAACTGAGCCAGCGCATCGGCGCCTCAGTCATGGCCGTGATGCAGTCGATGGTTCCCATCCACGGCAAGCCCACCTGGAGTGCCGCGTTCCTGATCGCCACCGTCAACAGCTGCGGCCGGTTCTCCCCGATGCGGTTCCGCTGGGTCGGCAAGGAAGGCGCCGACGACTGGGGCTGCCGCGCCTACGCCGTCGAGCGCGAGGGCAACCTCGAACTGGTCGGCGCACTGGTGACGATCGCCATGGCCAAGGCCGAGGGCTGGTATTCCAAGAACGGTTCCAAGTGGAAGACCATGCCCGAACAGATGCTCCAGTACCGCGCCGCTGCGTTCTGGACCCGCGCCTATGCGCCCGAGATCGCGCTTGGTATGCACACCGCCGAGGAGATCCACGACACGCCCGAGGCCCAGCAGGTTGTGAAGCCGGTCGTCATGGACGTGACCCCGACGCCGCCCGAGCCGAAGCCGCGCAAGGTTAAGAAGGAGCCTGAGGCGGTCGTGGTGCAGGAGCCGGCGCCGGTACGGGTCGAACCAGAACCGGAGCCTACCCCGACCGCGCCTGAGCCGGTGCCAGCACCTGAGCCTGCGCCTGCGCCCGTTCCCGCACCTGTGGCACCGCCGGCATCGAACGTCGAAACCGTCGAGGGCACGCTGCTGTCTATCGGCCTCACCTACGAGCAGCTGGTCGCCATGGCCACCGAACTCAGCTGGTGGCCGAACCCCGAGGCGTACCCGACCGCCGCTGACCTGCCCGAGGAACTCGCCAACTGGGTGATCCGCAACCGCCGGGGCATCGCTCGTCAGGCAGCGAAGGGGGGTGGGAAGTGAACAGCGGCTTAAACGGATCGTTGAACGACGGCGCGAGTGTTGCTTTGGGTGAAACAGCCCTGACGGCTACGACTGCGACGCCCACAAGGAATACGGGGCTGGGTTACCAAGTGATATGTCCTTCGGAGAACCAAGGTCAGCAGCAATGCGAGTCAACCCAGCTTGGAGAACCGCAGAATACCGACTCAGTCCACCCATGAAACTCATCCATCCCATCGACGTACATCAGTACCGCAGTCACCCCGCAATCAACGTCTCTGCGCTCAAGGCATTCAGCCGCTCGCCGGCTCACGCTGAGGTCGGCTTCGAGGAAGAACGCGAGCCTACCGAGGCCATGAACATCGGCTCCCTGCTGGACCACAAGGTTCTCGGCACGCCGTACCTCTACACTACGTCCCCCTACGAGGACTTCCGCACCAAGGAAGCGCGTGCATGGCGCGATGATACCAAGGAGCGCGGCGTGACCGTGTTCAAGCAGGAGGAGATCGAAACCGTCGAGCGCATGGTCGAGGCAGTTCGCGAACACCCGGTAGCCGGCCGGCTGTTTGCCGAGCCAGGGAAGGCCCAGGTCGGAATGTTTGGCGAGTTCGAGTCCTGCGAGCGCAAGGGCCTGATCGACTGGTTGCCCAACACGACCCCGGTGATCGTGGACCTGAAGAAATGCCGCGATGCTAGCAAGGCCGGGTTCCGGCGGCAGATTGGCCAGCTGCGTTACGACGTTCAGGCCGCGTACTACCGGGACTTATACCGCGACATTACCGGTGAGACCCGCGCCTGGCAGTGGGTCTGCGTCGAAGACCAAGCGCCGTTTGCGGTCGCTGTGTACCAGCTGGACACCGAGTCCTGTGAAGTCGGGTCACGCACCTGGCAGTCGTGGCTCAGGCAGTGGATGGTCTGCGAAGACACGGATTCATGGCCGGGATACAACGGCGATTCCACTCAGATCATCCAGTCGCCTACCTGGATCCTCAAAGATGAAACTCTCCCGTGAAGCCATCGAGCGCGTGCTCGGTAAGCAGCCGCCGGTTCCGATCATCGAAGAGCAACCGAGGGGAACCTGGAGGCAGATGACCGATGCTGAGTGCAAGGCGATCATCGAGGCCAAGCGCCAGAATCCAACCTACACGTATCGCGAGTTGGCGAAGAAATTCAAACGATCGAACAGCGTAATCTGGAACTTAATCAATGGAGGTAAACCGTGAATGAATTGATTTCCAACGCCGTAGCCCGTGGATGGATCAGCTTCCCCGATCCAGCTGCGGCCCCGGCTCGAATCGAAACGCCGCCACTCAACGCCAAACGCGCCTGGAAATTATGGAACGAGGGCCAGAGCCTGGCTTACGTGGCCAAGGCCATTGGGGTAAAGAAGCGGTTCGTGAAGTCCATCATCATGGAGGGGAAGCCGTGAAAACTGTGAAAGAAAAACGTCCGACGGCCAAGGTTTTCATCGTGTCAGATGACACGCATAAGCGACTCAAAGAATACGCAAAGCGCAAAGGCTACAAACTGCAATACGTAGCAGATGAAGCGGTCAGTGAATATCTAAAGAGACAGGAGGCGAAATGAATATCGAAGAAACCAAAGAAGCAATCAAAGTAATGCAGGCATTTGTGGATGGGAAGGAAGTGGAACATTGGTATTACGAAATGTGGGTAAAGATCCATGTACCGAGGTGGGACTGGGGTAACACAGAATACCGCATCAAACCCACCCCTGTCCTCCGCCCGTGGACTGCGGATGAGGTGCCGCTGGGTGCAATAATGAGGACCAAAGGATTGGAAGGACGATGCATTATCATAGACACAGAAACTTCAGACGATAGATCCTATTGGTTGAACGCCAGAGAACATAGCACCGACGGCGGCAAAACATGGCACCCGTGCGGGGTGATGGAGGAGTGCAAATGAGCGACACCCCAATATCAGATTCGACTCCGCACAACGTAGCCGATCTTGGTATGCTGTGCAGGAGGCTTGAACGAGAACTCACCGCGTCCAACGCAATCATCCGGCAGCAGCAATTGTTGGATGAAGCAAACCTGCGGCTGCAAGAGCGCATCAAGCGGCTGGAGGATGCGGGGGATGATTGCGCCGACCTTTTAGACGCGATCAGACCCAATAATTCAGCAGCTTTTGAAAAATGGCACAAAGCCAAGGAGGCCAAGCTGTGAACCTTCAACACGACCCCAGCCTCATTGATAAGGTTCCACCATCAATTGTATCGGCAGCGATGGCGGTATCAAACTGGTTTAACAGTCAGTCGCTACATCCAAGCCCGCGCTGGGAATTTTTGAGTATTTGTTCACGAAACCACGCGGACCGATTGAAGAAACTCGAACGTGAACTCGATTTCGCGATGACCAACGAAGCGATCGCAACAAACGAAAACCACAAACTGAAACAACGTATCTCCCGCCTGGAACAACTCGGAGACGCTCTCGCAGATGCGATAGACGAAAGCTGTGATCCAACACACGCCAACGATGTCACCCGCTGGAGGCGTAACAAGGAATCCAAACCATGACCATCGAAGAAATGAGAACCATCGACGCCACCAAAACGTACAAGGAGTTGGAGGAGGCCCGTGCCAGGATCGCGCACCTGGAGGACCGCATCGACCTACTCATGTCCGCAAACGCTGACGTTGCTCGCATTGCCGGCGAGCGCGACAAGGCTGAGAAGCGTGTCCTTTACCTGGAATCTGCGCTCCGCAGGATCGCCAACCAAGACTACCGAGGAAACCGCTCGACCGAATCTCAGATCGCCTTCGAGGCGCTGAAACCATGACCACCCACTACAACCACCTATCCAAACGCGCTGCCTGCGGACGTGCTAGCGCCCGAACCACCACCGACAAATCCAAGGTCACCTGCATCGCGTGCCGACGCACGGTGGCGTACTTCAAAAACCCATGACCTACTCCCAATCTGGCCAGCTGCCACACCACCAATACTGCTTCGTCGATGCCCGTTTCATCTCCAGCCGCACCGGGTTTATCCCCTGCGTCTGGTTCGGGCTGGTCTCGATTCCCGGCAGGATGTGGGGTTGCACCATCATGCTCGAATGCGGGGCCGTTTATCGGGCGGTGCCGCCGCACGCGCTAGCATTCCATCCACAACCTGAAATCATCTGGCTCCAAGACCACGCTCAACGCTGGGACTGCTACGGTCGGGAGTTCAGCACGATCGAGTACACCTACCTCCGAGGTATGGAAGCCGTAGTGAAATGCTCTGACACATTCCAATCCGGCCAATATCTCTTCACCGCCGCACCCATCGACGATGGATTCTCCCGCTATCCCGAACAGGCCAAGGAGTTCTGCTTCATGCAGCTGGACAACGGCCGCCTGACCATCCAGCCCACCGACAAGGTCCTGTTCTGCGACCGGTCTTTTGTCACGCCCGAGTGGCCGACGGATCTCAAAACCACCACCGAAATCTACAGCTGCGAATGAACCTCATCCAACTCATCAAACGATTCCTCGGGCTCGTAAAACCAATAGGCCGTCCCCGCATCCCCATTGAGAAGCGACTGGCAATCAAAGGCGCCCCGATGCACGTCACCGACGCTGAGCTAGCACGCATCCTCTCCGTCTCCTACGCAACCATCCACCGATACCGTCACAAAAATGGACACCAACCACGAGAACGACGAACTCTCCAGATTCAAAGCGATAGCCCGCCAGCTGCATGAGCGACTCGGCTGCGGCTGCTTTCGTGAGCCATGCTGGACGTGCCAGCAGGTCTCGAAGCGCTGCCAGGCCATGATCCGTGAAGACCAGCGCACCATCCAAGCAATCCACCGGCATCCATCGGATTCACCTGTCCGGTAACCGGGTTGTCGTGATCGACACCAAGGATCTCAGCGACCGCGCTCGCAAGGATGTTATCGGCATCTGCGTGGCCAACTCTCAAGATCCAGACACGCTCCTGGCGAACCTGCGGAAGATCCCAGGCGTGCTATCAGCCCATTTCGGGTAACCGACGTGGCCGGGGTGGTTTACGTTTTTCCCATCCATCGGTCTGGTATCGGCTCATCTCTCTCCTGGTCTGGACGCCGGGAGGGAGAGCCCGCCCCAAAACAAAACCCCTGAGACCTCGCGATCCCAGGGGCTGTGACAACCTAACAACTACAAGCGGTGGTACCCTACTTCTTCTTGCCCACAACCGCAAGGGTTTTGATCACCCGATCAGCCAGTTCCTTCGACGGTCGGAAATACACCTTCGGTCTCGGCGGAATCGGGATCTCGACATCCGGGATCAGCGGGTTACGGCCGATCATCGGCTTCGTCCAACGCACCTGGAACTGACCGAAATCCGGCAGGTTCAGTTCACCCTTCAGGATCTCCTCGGCCATCAGTTCCATCACGCAGTCCACCACCTGCTTCGCGTGCGGAACCAGCAGGCCGCACTCCTCGGACACCCGGCGTGCGATCTCAATTCGTTTCACTCTTCACCCCCATCTGCTGCTGGACCAGCTGTTCAATCGCACGCCGTGCCACCATGCCGGCGATCAGCGCGGCAGACGGCTCAGGCACGGTGCCATCCTCTGGGATGGGAGGCTGCACGTCGATCGACAGGTGAAACCCACCATCGGCGTCCGTGATCTCAATGGTCACCTTCCGGGTCATTCGACCCTCCTTCCCTGCACCCGGGCAACCTTCTGGCCCTGCCACGGCGGCGGGGTCTGCGAGGCGCGGTTGATCGAATCCACGATCGCCGGGTTGGTCACCGGCTGGATCAGCGGGGTCTTAACCGTTTGTGGGATCGTCGTGTTGCCACGCGGCCCATTCACCACGACGCCCTGAATCCGGACCACGCGCTTGGCGTTGATCTCCTTCATCTGGTCACTGCGCCGCTGGCGATCCTCATCGGTGATGGTCTTCGCTCGACCGCGACCGCGACGACCCAAGGCCGATGCGGCCTGACTGACTGCGGGAGGCACCAGTGGGGCCTCATCCGGAATCTGATTCTCGTTCTCGTTCATGCTTCTTTCAGTTTGCTTTCCGTTCCCGCGTTACTGGCGCGGGGAAATCTTCACTGCAACGACTCGTTGCTCATCCATCCGCCGCATCGCCGCGACGACTCGTTTCCAGTACGCCGCCGTGCGCCTGCGCCGCCAGCCGTCCGGGCCCCCGTTCCAGATCCGGGCACGGTCCTGGTCGGTCACGGGCCGCCCGATCCTGGCCTCCGTGGCGTAGTGCCCGAGGTAGGCCTGGGCGACCTCGGATGCTAGCACCCGATTGGTCATCGAGCCCCAGGCGTACCGTCGGCCGGTTATCCTCCGGACATCAACGACGACAGCCGGCTGGATTTGCAAAGGCCCGAGCTCCCCATGTCGGCCGCGAGCCATGTCGTTCCCGCCGCTTTCCACGGCGATCAGTGCTGCTAGTAGTTGGGCTTTCATAATTCCAAGCCAGACCCGCCGCCTGTCACGCAGAGGGTCGCGCTTGAAACCCTGACAATCAATTCAATTCCGCAGAGCGTTTTGCGTAGTAGTCAATACAGAGTTTGACCAGATCCTCGGCCGCATCGCGACTCAGGATTTCGGCGCGGACCCGGATGCAGCCGGCCAGAAACGTCTCGACCTCCGGACTCAACCCGATCCCGAGGCGGTCGCAGGTTCGGGCGATCATCAGGCAGTCCACGACGATATCCATCGCCGGCCGGCCCGATCCCCGCGACGCCTGAGCGGCAAGGATCACGGCAAGGGTGCATTTTGAGAGGGTCACTTGCCACCTCCCCGGGCCTTGGCGATCACCTCGCGAGCAAACTCGACGTCGGAATCATCCGCAGCTGGATGGATCAGGCGCTCAATCGCCGCCAGCAACTCAGGCGCAGCCGCAATCAGGTGGGCGTCTCGCGGGTCGCGATCCCGCATCTGGCAAACGATCGACCCCTGAGACAGCGCCCAATCATCCGGCACGTAATCCGACATTTCCACCTCGGCATCGGCCGTCATAATCCAGCGCGCATCATGGCACGGATGTTTCCCGGCATGGATGGGGCAGGGCACGACCTTCCAAGGGCCGGCAGCATGAGCGCTCACTTCGCCACCCCCATTCCTGCCAGCACGTTCCGCACTCCCTGCGATACCGTCACGCCGGCTCCCGGCCAGTCCACCTGTTGCAGGCGCTCCGCGATCCGATCCAGCAACGGCTCGTAACCGCCCTCGGGAATCAGGTCCTCGGCCTCGACTTCCGCGATCGCGCACCCAGCCAGCGCGGCCCGGGTGATTGTGTTCAGCTTACAGTCAGGCATCCGGTGCCCGATCATCGCAGCTGCAAAGGCCGCGTCGTAACAGTTCGGTTCTGTCTTCATTCGTTTTCTTCCTCGGCCAGTCCTTACTGGGGACCGATCCGCAGGCGCTCCGCTGGCATTCAGAGCGCCGCCGGGTCAGTCAACCATGTCGATCAGCTTCAGGTCCGCCATCGCGTGTTTCCGTTTGCCGTCCACGTACAGCACCGTCACCCGGTCCCCGTTGATCGCCTCCACGAACCCAGACCGGCCCAGCCCGTCAGTCACCGCGTCCCCGAGTTCCAAGGTCAACACCGCCGGCACGGACGCGACCGCCAGCAGTTCCACCTTCCCGGCATACTCCCGCTGGATCCGCTCCAGCTTCGCCATCCCGTCGGCGTCCCACGCGACCGCGACCGGCCGCGAACTGTCCGCGATCTCCTGCGCAACCCCGGCAAACGCCTCCGGAACCCACCGGACCGCAGCTGCGGCGACGCAGGTTGGCACCGGCAGATCGACCCATTCCCCGCCGGTCCCGCCCACCATGACGGCCCGGCCGGCGATCATCTGACCCTCGCCTAGCACCCAGAAAGTCTGCCCGTCGCGCAAGGCCCCCTCCTCATCAATCCAGCAATCAACGTCCGCCCCGCATCCAACCCGTTCGAGAAGGTCAGCGCCGATCCATTCCAGCGCTGAGTTCCAGCTGTCGAGCCCCCGGGTCACGGTGCGCGCTACTGGGTCAATCCGCAGGCTCCGCGCCAACACCGTCCGGGGGTCATTCTGTTCTGTCTTCATAGTTTTTCCTGTCGTGTTTCCTGCCGGGATCGGCCCGGAACCGTCGGCCCGTTCTGGGCAGAGAGGGCAGGCCCCGAATGGCCGGCCGCGCTCTGCTCAGGCACTCAGCCCCAACCCTTTCAGCCAAGCGGCCTCGGTGCCCCGCAACAGGTGCCCAACCTGCACGGCGTCCAGTCGGACCTCGCCGGGCTCTGCCGGCAGTTCTGTCGTCTGGCTCCGCCCATAACCGTGCGACTCTTTCAGGCACGCCCGGGATTCCCGCCAGCGCCACCCGATGCGACGGAACCCGGCCGGGTGCATCCCGGCGGCCATCCTCGGGAGGTCCAGCGGATCCTCGGCCGCCTTCAGCAGGTGCCACGTCTCCGCCAGTTCAGGCCCGAACTTCGCCGCGTAGTAAACCCAGACCTCCGCCCGGCGTCCGGCCGCTTCGGCGCGATCCACGGCCGCCGCGATCAGGACGGCCGCCCGCGTGAATACTTCGCCGGCAACCATTGCCGAACCGCCGCCTTTCACGGCGAACCGGACCACGGTCCCGGCCGGGCCTTCGGCGGGCACCGGCACGCTGGCCGCCATGCACTCGGGATCGCCACCCAGAAACCGGGCCACGTCTGGCTCTTCGCCGGCCACGTCCCACTCGGTCCGGAACGCATCCTGCCGGGCGGCCGCCGCTAGCACGCCGTCCAGCTTCTCCGCCATCTCCCGGGCCTTCGCCGCGCCATCGGGCCATCCAGCCCGGATCAGTTCCTCCCCGTGCAGGTAGGTCGCCGATCCGCGCCACTGGGGATCATCCGTCGCCTCGGATTCCCGGCAGTCCGAGAGCCGGGCGGGCGGGTTCAGGAACTCCGCCGCCGTCGCGCACCGGGCGACCCAGTGAGCGTGACCGTCCGCCGTCGTCCCCACTCGCGTCCACTGGCTCACTTGGCACCCCCTTCCACGCGGGCCCGGGCATCGGCCGCCATGCCGCGCCAGAGGATCGCTTCCTCCACCCACTGCCGGCCCCACCCGGCGGCGAACAGCGCCACGCCGGCCTTCGCGGCCCGGGGCGAAATCACCGCCCGCACCTGCTGCTTCTCAACGCTCGCCCGCACGGACCGGACCCGGGCGAGCCACGCGGCCGCATCCATCGTCCCGCCGGCCCCGAGGTCAAACGCCGTCTCGGGTTCAGGCACGCCCACCATCGCCGCTTCGAGGCTCTCATCCAGCGGCCACGCGACAGCGCCGAACCGGTCCAGCGTCGCGGCGTCCAGCGGGTTCCGCCCCACGTATTCCCGGGAGGCCCCGGAGCCCCACGTGTTCGCCGATGCCACGCACCGGAACCCGGCGTGCTTCGGGATCATGCCGGCCGGCGTGCTCAACCAGTCGCCCGCCAGTGCGGCGTTCAGCGTCGTGAGAACTCCCGGGTGCCCGGCGTCCATCTCATCGATCAGGAACAGCCCGCCGTCGCGGTACGCCCGGACCAACGGAGTGTCGTGAAACGTCCCGCCAGCGTCAACGAACCCCAGCAGGTCCGCCTTGGACGTCTGGGGGCCCACGCTGACAGCTTCAAACGGAATCCCGAGGGCCTTCGCCGTCGCGGCAGCTGCCGAAGTCTTCCCGGTCCCGGCCGGGCCAACCAGCAACAGGTGGACGCCAGCGGCAACCCCCGAGAGCAGCAGGGGGAAACGGCAGTGCTGGCGGCCGATCGTCACGGCCGGGGCACCGTCAATCCGGACCGTGATTTCACGCGGCGCGGGCACTTCCTCGCGAACGATCCGCCGCACGGCGTCTTCATCGATCCCCTGCTTCGGCATCATCAGGGCCAGCGCCTGAGCCAGCGCCTGAGCGGCATCTGGGGAAGGCCCGGCAGATTGCGGCCAGCGGCCCGAGGTCAGAGCCTCAACCAGCGTAGCCTTGGAAGCGCCGGCGATCAGGGTGCCGGAGCCGATCCCCCGCTCCCGGCAAGCGGTGCGGAGGTCTTGAACGGTCATAGTGTCGTAATTCATCGGTTGTCAGTGTTTAGGGTTCAGTGATTCGGAAGGCCGGCCGCTTGTTCCATCTGGCCAAGGATCAGGATGGCGGTGACGATCAGGGCCGCGATTGCCACCGTTTTCAGTCGTTGTTTCGTTTCGTTTTTCATACCGTGGAGCCGTAGTCTTGCATAAAGCGGTTTATGCGTCAATCCCTCAGTGTGAGATTTTACGAAAAACCTCGGTAAACATTGGTTGAAATTGGGGTGCTGTCATGCACTGTCATGCCATGCCGACGTTGGAAAATAAACTGCCCGAGGTGAACCACCGGACGTTGACCAGAAGAGCGGCGCGGAGTCAGGCGGTTGTGGGGATCGCTCGGGCCACCTTGCCCGGGCAAATGGTGCTCAGGCTTAGGCGCTCTGCCGAGACGATGGGCGAACTGGTCGAAAACCCCGCCGCCCCTGCCGAGGAACGAATCTCCGCCGCCCGGGCCATGGTCACCTTGCAAGACCAGCTGATTGACCTTCTCGGGATCCCCCGCCGCCCCGCCGCCGCTGGAAAAGGAAAACCCTCCGCCCCGATCTTGGACGTGAGCCCCGCCGGCCCCCCTCCGGATCTCGGTTGACCCGGGATGCTAGCACCGGACCCCGTCGCCCTGATCGCGGACCCCGACCCCGACCCCCGGCGCTAATCCGACTGCTAGCACCGACCAGCACCAAGGGCCGACGTGCTAGCACGGTGCCTTGAGGGCGGGCGCGGGCGCGGGCACGTTTAAGGGATTCCTTTGGCGCGGGACCGTCCCCACGGGGTGCCGGGGGTGGGGGCCCGGGCCGACGACCAGTTTGCATGGGACCCCCTCTCCAATACCTAGGCCATTTTCCAAACCGACATAGAACGCTTTACCACAAGGGGCTACCATAGGGATACCATAGGGGTATCTCCAGATCCTCACCCTGCGTTTTTGCCCTGATCCTTAGGCTTTTCTGTTCTCTTAGTAGAGGGTAATAGAACTAAACCATGCTTTAATGGTTCCCCAGTGCAGGTTTATGTGCAGCGCCGCTTCAGAACCAAGCCACACAACATCGTGCATAGGGCAGCCATAAAGGAGTCCAGGAATCCCATACCCCCCCTCTATTTTCCAGAAACATCGATTTGAAGCCCTGTTTATGCGGGTCAAACGCAGTAGGAGGGGGGGCTGAAATCCCCCATTTACCATAAAAAAAGCCCCCTTTGAAAAGGGGGTGTACGTTTTCGAGTTTACAGGATAACCCACGTGACTCCGGTTTTTGATCTCTTTTTCTTCACCAGATGCGGGTTTCGTTTGGAGAAGAAGCCGAAGTGCGATGCGAACGCAAAAAACTCAGGTCTAGGTTCTGATTGATGATGCCAGATGTCTCGAAGGGTGTAGCAACCTGGAATTGGAAGAGTGATCTGGTCTTGCGGGTTTGATACGACGAGGTTGGTTTTCTTGTGGCTGTGCATCGGAGTGATGATGAACTCCGTGATCTTCAGGTGAGGCATCAGCTTGGCTAAGGCGACTGCCTTCTCCCAGACGGCAGGATCGTTTGCGTCGCGATGAATGATGTCGCCTCTTCGCAGGCGCATGAGTCGAGTGAGGATGTTCATTGGGGATCCTTGATGAAGGTGTCGAAGAGGTCGTAATCCTCCGGATGTTCCTTGACGCGCCATGGGCGGGTCGAGCACTTGGTCATTCGGTCCAGGCATCCAGTGGATTCATTGAAGATGCGGAGACGACGACCGAAGGAGGTGAGTGTTTCAGCGTCACCAACGGCCGCCTTGAGTTCGCTGGTCGTTCCGGTCCACCCGACAGGCGGTAGGTTTTTGATCCAGCTGAATCCCTTCCGGTAACCGTCGGCGCCGAAGATGATGGGCGCGTTGTTGCGTTTCGGGTCGTTCACGCAGACGAGGTAGTTGCCATCGACCGCGAATCCACCCATTCGTTCGGATTCGGAAACCAGTGCGTCAGAGACGCGTACCTGATCCCCGGGTTTCATGTTACGTAGTATGGTTTTTGCATTCATGCGTCAGAACGATGACACGTTGATGCGATTGCGTCAATCCAAGGCTGCGGATTTTTGAGGCGGCGTGATGGACCACTTCACCTTCCCGTTGGTCTTGGTTTTCTTGATGCGCTCCGGATCCTGCTCATGGAGCCGTGCGAGGTAGACGCCGCACGCGGTATTGAAGCGGAAGAGGCGGTCGGCCTCGCGGGAATACTTGGAGTCACGTAAAGCGGTTTCCAGGTCCGAGGCGGTGCCTCGCCAGGTGAGGAATTCGTTCTCGAAGATCACGGTGTCGATGAGGCCGATGAGTTGGTGCTCGGGCGACAGCTGCATGAGTTCTTCGAGGATGGCCGGGTGCTGGTAGGCCTTGAGGCCGCAGCGGGGTTCGATGAGGTGGTCAGGCACGGTAAGGCCGTCGAGGTAGTGGGCGAAGGCTGGCAGTTCGGTGTCGATGATGTTGCGGAGGACTTCGATTTCGGGGCCGGGCCAGGGGAGTTGATGGCGGACGCAGCGCAGGATGATAAGTTTGTCCATTAGGGATGGGTCGAGAGGCGGGAGGACCTGGAGGTTCTCGGGCTCGTCGTTGAGGGAGATGGACATGGCCCAGATGGGGCGGAGGGTGACGGCTTGGCGGTTCTTGGGGTGGCAGGACTGGTCGATGTCGAACAGCATGGATTTGATGTGCGAGCCCAGGGAGCGCCGGGAGTGGATATCGCGGCCGGGTGCCTCGTCGGAGATGCAGAGGTGTTCGGAGGCGAAGAGGTCGCCGTTGAACTCGGTGGCGCCGGACATGTAGCGGTAGGGCTTGGCGATGCGGCCGCCGAGGAGCCGGGTGATGACGGCAGCCTGCACGAAGGACTTGCCGCACGCGGCGGGGCCGACGAGGGCGAGGGCTTGCGAAGCTCGCCAGGTGTTGGTGAGGACAGCGCGGCGACGGAGCGCCAGCCAGAAGATGAGGCGCCAGTACTGGTCGTCGTTCTGGTCGAGGAGGTTGTGGAGGTAGGTCTGGATGCGGGCGCAGTCGCCGGGGACAGCGGGGAGGGGAGCGACGGATTCGGTGACCAGGATGTTGCCGTAGAGACCGGCGCGGTGACCAGCGACGGAGCCGGCATAGCGGATCCGGGTGTCCCGGGTGCGGCGGAGGAGTTCGCGGTCCACGTCGGAGGCGCTGGTCTGGTCCTTGGTGGGGGAGACGCCAGACTCGGTGAAGAGGGTACGGACACGCTCGCCGTTGATCTGGGCGTAATCGCCCCAGGCGTTTCGGGTCCACCACTGGCCGGAGTTCGGGTCGTAATGGAGGTCGTCGAGCGGGTTTTGAGATGCGGGCGCCGGTTGAGCGGGAACCGGGCGTGGCAGGTCGCCAGCGGCGTCGAGGAGGCCCTGGATGGAAACGTCAGGGGGGATGGGGTCAGCGAGGTCCCAGCCGTCGGGGAGGGAGGACGGGAGGGTGACGACGCGGGCGGCTGGCAGGCGGGCTTTCAGGTAGACCATGGCGTCCCGGCCGGGTTTGTCGTGGTCGGGCCACAGGATGATCGGGGTGGCGCGTGTCAGCAGGGGATCGAGGACCGCACGGCCGACCCGCTTGGAGCCGCCCTGCCAGGTGATGACGACGTGGGACGGGAAGAGCTTGGAAGCGGCGACAGCGGTTTTCTCGCCCTCTACGATGAGGACGGGGTCGTTCGGGCGGCGGGCCAGGACGTGGAGGTTGAAGAGAGGGACCGGGTCGGGGTTGGGCCAGCCCTTCCAGCGCCAGTGGCGTGGGTTGAGTGGGTCGGGGAGTTGGTTTTCGGGCGGGAGGAGCCGGAGGGGGCGGACGTCCTTGGAACCGTCCGGGAGGTCGAACCGGACGACGTAGGCGTGGATCGTGCCGTCCGAGTTGTGGTAGGGCCAGGCGGCGGTGCCGTAGCGGTACGGCTGGGAGGCGTCGTTGCGGTGGCCGTGCTTGAGGGGATCGAACGAGCGCTGGGTGGGCTGGTAATCGTCGCGGATACCGAGGAATTGGCGAGCCCAGGCGGCTGCCCGGCCGATGGGTAGCGTCTGGTTCTGGGCGACGAGGGCCAGGAGATCGCCACCCTCACCAGCGGCGTGGTCGTACCAGAGGCCCTGCTTGGGGCCTTGGAGTTCGACGTACAGAGAGTCGCCGGCGTCGCCGAAGACGTTGCCGACGATCCACTGGGTGCCGATGCGGCGGCCAGCGGGGAGGAGTTGCGTGCAGAGTTCTTCAACGCGGACAGCGAGTGCGTCCGCGAGTTCGTGGAGTTCCATGGGTGCTTGTAGGGGTTGTGAGGAGGTGTCAGTCCTCGGAGTTCAGGTCGTATTCGTTGGCCTCAAGGAGGGCCGTCTGGAGTTGTTCAGGTGTGGGCGGGTTGCTGCCGCAGAGCATGCCGAGACGCTCGTAGAAGCGGTAGGTGGCCTCGGGAGAGAGGTGTTTAGGGACGGTCTGGGTGGCCATCTGGGTGAGGATTGCTGGTGATGGTAATGGGGTATCGTTCACAGGTTGTCGGTGTCGGAGATTGAGCGGGCGATGATGGCGAGTCCGCCGGCGGCGTTGATCTGGTCGAGCCAGTTGATCTGGTCGGGCCGGACCTTGCCGGTGGGGGTTTTGACTTCGATGGAGAGGAATTGGGCGATCGGTTTGCCGACCATGTCGGGCGTAACGGTCAGGGTGCGCCAGCCGATGAGGTCGCCGGACCCGGGGAACAGGCCCATACGGACATGACGGGCGTCCATCAGGAAGACGCCTTCGGGATCGCGCAGGGCCTTGCCGACGTAACCCTCGCCGACCTGGTTGCGGAACACGCGGACGTGGGGCTTGGAACCAGCGGCGCGGAGGATCAGGGCTTGGAGTTCGGATTCTGTCACAGGATGGAGGTAAGTAGACTGGTCTTGCGGGAGCGTGCTTTCCAGCGGAAGAAAGCCCATCCCGGTTTGTAGCCACGCCGTGCGGCAAGGGCACGGAAATCTTCCAGAGTCCGACACATTCCTTCCTCGCGGCGTTCGTCGCGCTTCTTGGCGATGTCCTCGATGGACAGGCGCTGAAGCTCGCCATCGACTTCGTCGATCTCCCGAGGAGCGATCTCGCGTTCGGATCCGCACTGCGGGCAGGCGGTGCCGGCAAAGATTGCGAAGCACTTCGAACACTGCTTGGTTTCGACCGGCTTGGATTTGGCCTTGCGCTTCTCGCGTCCTTCGAGATCCCAGTCGCGGTCCTGCTCGGCCAAGCCGTGACGCAGGCAGTTTCCTACGTGGTCGAGGATGACAGCGTGAGTCTTGCCGGGGTAGGGTCTGAGAGCGCGACCCAGCTGCTGCAAGTGCATGGACAACGAATGAGTGGGCCGAAGAAGAATAGCCGCGTTGACCGTGGGGAGATCGAACCCCTCGGAGATCAACTCGCAGCTGGTCAGAACCAGGATCCGGCCGG